ATCTTCTTCCTGATCCTTTAGGTTTTTTACCTGTTCCTTTTTTAGGATCAGCTTCATTTAAACCTTCTAATTCATAAGGTATATTTTTTGATTTTAAATAATCTTCCCATTCTTCTCTTGGTTCTCTTAATATTACTTTAACAAGATATTTGTTTAAATTTGTAATAGGAGGTTGTATTTGCTCTTCCATTTCATCTCCTGAATAACCATCATATTCTGGGTCTTTATAAGGAGTTATTTTATAATTTTGACGTAATTTATCTTTATCTAATACTAAAATGGCCCATTTATTTCCTAAGGCATCCATTGCCCAATCTTTTAAATCAGAATCTCTAGAGCGAGTAAGTGATATAGGATCTCCTTCAGTTTGTCCTAATTGATTATCGTTTAAAATTTCTATTAAATAATTAGTATAATGATATAATACACCAAATTGAGGACCCTCACTAATGTTTTCTTTATGTGTTGTTGTTTTTAAGGTTTTAGCTAAATTTAAAGCTTTAAGAAATTTTTTATTTTTTTCACTTGGGTTTTTCATTTTCTTTATACGTGAAATTGCTTTATTTATCTTAGATAATGGGATTTTATCCCCTGCTTTAATTTTTAATCTTTTTCTAACTGTGCCTTGTTTTAAATTACCTTTTTTCTTACCTTTAGCAGCCATTTTTTCGTAAGTGTCACCTTCATTTTTAGCCATTTTAGTAGCAGTAGCTATTTTTACTGACTTCCAATCTTTACCATAACGTTTTTTAAATTCCTTATCTGGTAAACTTTGAGCTATTCTTTCTTCTTTATCCGATAAGTCTCTTTCTTTAATAGATGCAGGATCTTCTATTGTTAAATTTACATCAGGGTATTTATCTTTTAAAGCTTCTACAGCTATTCTATTTTCTTCACTATCATCTATAAAATAAATCGTATTGTATCCTTTATTTATGTGGTTTTCTATCCAATCTGCTTTGTCTTGACCTGTTACTCTTGCTCCTTGTTTTTGTAAACCTAAAGGTACTACATATGTTTCTAGACCTATATCTTTAAGGTATCTTGTTACAGGATGACCAATTGTTCTTGCTGTTAATATAGTTGTTTTTATTTGTGGGTTACTTAAAGATGCTTTTAATTTATTTACTACACCTGTATTTAATATAGCGTTTTCTATTTGTTTATCAAATTCAGAAAAATCAGGTGTCCAATTTCCTTTACCATATTCTTCATCAAACTCAATTGCTATATCTGGAAATATATCTGAAGGTATAGTTACCATTTCTCCATCAGGTAGTTTTGCAGGTATTTCTGTTTGTATACTTGCTACAGTATCATCAAAATCATATGCATGTAGAGTTTTACCGTCTGATGATATTTGTTCACTCATGTGAGCATGTGGGTTAGTTTGTCTATTATGTATTCTATCCCCATGTCTAGGGATATCATCTTTAGGACCATCTGGCATTCCTGCCTTAAATTCACTGCTTCTCATAAAATCTAAAGCTGGATTAGTTGGATCATAAAAATCTTCCATTATTTCTAAAGGACTTAAATCTATATTATCTCCTATATTTATATTATTTTGTTGACAATACCCACCAGGTAATTCTAAAACATTATCTGCTGTTCCTGTGTACTGTGGACAATTATCCTCTAGACAAGGAGGGCAATTATGGTGTATGTTTGATATTTTATTTTGATTTATAAAAACTATGTCTAAAGGTATTAAACAGTTTTTCATATGAAATGATCTTTCTCCTGTTTCATCATAGGGAAACAACATTCCTCCATCTAAGTGATCTCTACCCATCATTCCTCTTGCTTGATCTTCTGGAGTACCCATTATTTCTATAGGAATTAACTGACCATTAAGGTTTACTTGATCATCAATTACCTCATTTAATTGTTTTGACCACCATTTTTTTGAAAATAAATTTTCTCCTAAATAAGTTGATTGTGTTCCTCCTTTAGGTGGACTATAATCAGTATATCCTATTACTATAGCCCAAGCTTCATTTTCTTGTTCTGCTGTTAAATGTTTAGGTAGACCTGTTCTAAAATCTTGGAAATTATTTTTTCTAATATAACCACGCATCCAAGTACCAGATACTGGGTAACCCTTTCTATCTGTTTTATCTGATATATTAATAAAATTTATATTAATTTTTTTACCAAATTTTTCAGCGTAAGTAGGGATTCTTGCAAAACGTGGATCTTCACTGTCTTTTTCTCCTTTTATAAAAGAAAGAGTATCTCCATCTTCTGCTTCTAATTCGACAAAATCATAAACATCTTTTACAGGAGAAACTCCTGCGGGTCTAATTTCTATATTATCTTTTTCGGTATATAATTTCCATAAAGCAATAGACATATTTTGAGTGATACCTTCTCTTTCTTTAGGACCAACAAATACTATAACTTTATCGGCTTGTCCAAGAGCTTCTTTAGCTGCTTCATAATGTCCAATGTGAGGTGGTTTGTATCCACCAGGATATAATGCTATGTTTGCCATTAATTAACTATAGTTTGTTATAAATATAAACTTTTACGACAAGGCTAGCCTCTTTTTCATTAAAATAGAGGTTGTAAGTTTTGTTGCTTTGTGTAATAATTTAGTAAATCCTTTAAAACCTAATTCAGATGGGTCTTTATCACCCATTTCTATAAGGTAAACTTTTTTTCCGTAAGATAAAAACGTTTCTGCATGTTTGAAAGCATCCTTAAGGGCGTCTTCATCTAAAGCAAGATATACTTTTTCTACATTACTTTCAATAATTTTTTTCATTAAAGTAGTAGATATTTTTTTACCAAATAAAGGAATTGCATTACGTTTAATTGCCATAGCATCAAACGCACCTTCGCAAAGAATAATGGGAAGATCCCAATTTATATACATTTCAAAACCAATTATGTCCTTTGTACTGGAAGCTAATTTATGTTTGATATATGCGTTTTTATCAAATGATCTACCTACATAATAATTTAAAAATCCATCCTTATCATATGAAGGTATTACAACCATATTTTTTAATGGTCCTTCTTCACAATAATGTAAATCATATTTAACTATATCTTGTTGTGTAACTCCCCTTTGATTTAAATAATGTAAAGCATGTCTTGATAAAACTGCAGAGCTAGACATTATAGGGGTTACTTCTTTAGGTAACATTAAAGTGTTAGCGTCGACTTTTTGTTTTACTTGCTTTTTAAAATTATATTGTTGATCTATTTCTTTTAAAGCACTGTATGCTGCTCCTGGGGCATTTGATTTTTTGAGTAATTGAAAAGCTCTATGACCTTTATAACCACAAACCCAACATTGAAATTTTTGTGTACCTAAATTTAATGTTAATTTTTTCTTATGATGATTACAAGAAGGACAAGTAAACACAGCTTCTTCACCTCCACGAGCTGATTTACTTCTACCTAAAACTGATTCTAATAACTGTTTTAATAAATCTTCTTTCATTTAAAGTCTCTATCGTAAAACTTACCTAATATATTATCATTAAGATATTTATTAGTTTCTAATACCTCTAATACAAATTGCCACTTGCATTCTAAGTATGTAAGTTCTTTTTTATTAAAAGCCACTTCTAACATTTCTCTTTTTAAATCTTCTTTATTAGCTTCTTTAATAAAAATATGTGAACCATAGTAAGTTTTCCAATCACTTTCTTTTTGTACTCTTTTAAATACAGGAGGACGACCTTTACCTTCCCAAAGTGCTTTTTCTTTTTTGCCTAATTTTTTCTTTAAATTGTAAATTAATGATTTTTTACCAATGTATTGTTTTCCAGTTGGTAAATGAGTTGTTTTATAAATAAAACCAAATGCTCCTTCAGGAAGATCAGAGATTTCTTTAATAAGTTCTTTTTGATAATACCACATAATAATAAATGTATGAAAAGGATTTTAGGTATCCCAGCGAAGTATAAAAGTAGTGTCAGTTTCATCTGACATTCTTATAGGTTGTCCTAATTTACCTACTACAAGACAATCTCCTACTTCATTATAAAGACCAATAGTTGTTACATAAGGTTTAAAATAACTACTTGTTGTAAAACCAGCTAAATTATAATTGTTATTAGATGCTATTTCTCTAGCTGACAAATTAAATGTTTGGTTAAATTCATGTTCATCAACAGTACATTGATATTCATGCTCATACATTAAATGTGTTCCTTGAAATTTTAGTTTATTAATAGTTCCATTTCCTGTTGAACCTGAAAGTATATTATGATATTTAGGATGTGTTATTGTTGCGAACCCATTTTGGTAAAATAAGTTTCCTATATAAGGAGACCCATTTATACTTTCGGATATATTTTTTACTTCTGTTTCTTTGAATGATTCTTGATATATGTTTACAGCAACTAATTTACCATTAAAATATTTAAAATTATAATTTGGATCAAAACCATCTGTTCTGCTTTCTTCTCCTTTTGAACCAATATATAAATTAGCTTTATTTTGAGTGTGAGGTTTTAATTTAGATGAAATATTAGTTGAACTTTTTAAAACACCATCAAAATAAATTTCCATATTAGAAGCTGATGTTTGACAAAGAATATGAGTTAATTTTTCAGCACTTCCTCTAGAACCTGTTACTTCACAAGAAATAGAAACTGTATGGTCTCCGTCTGATCTATCAAAATGTAATGATTGACTTACCATGTAAATTTCATAAGGAAATTGTGGTTGTGCTTGTATTCCTTTAGGTTGCATATTAGATCCTGTTTCTATAAGTCCTCCTGTTGAATCTAAATTTAAAACTTCTGATGTTCCTTGCATTACTGTTGGAATAACTGATCTTGTTGTACTTTTTGCTATTATATATCTTCTACTATTATCAAAAGTATTTATGTTAGCTCTTCTAACAAGATAAATTAAATGGTTAAATCCAGAATCATTTCTTAACGGATTTGATTTATGACCATTTACATAACCAGATAAATTAAACCCCCCAACTCCAAAAGGATTATTATTATTTGAAAAGAAAGTACCTGTTACATCATTAGATGATACAATGTGTAAACCTATAGCTCCAAATGCGTTGGTTGATCCTAATCCTGTAATTCCTAAATCGTTAAAAGTATTAACTCCATCATAAGAAAAAAGGTTAGCAAAATTTGGTAATTGTGTAAATGTATCTATTTCCTCTAAAGAAGGAAGCCACCAATCACTGTACCCCCCTATTGTTTTATTTTGTACATGAGTTCCTAAAAATG